GCTTTAACTAAATCATATGTTTTAACTTCTGAAGATGGTACTGTAACAACTAATTGGACAGTAAATGTTTATGTAAATGACCCTTGTGGTGTTTGTGTGTCAGGAAATACTGGTACAATAGATACAGGGACTATCACTAATTGTTTTTCAGGTACTATTTCAGGTAATATTTATGTTTTTTCCGCCAATTCATTTAGTGATTACGATAATTTAGTTGTTGCAACATTAAGATCTAGAGGTTTAACAACATATTCTAGTGATAATGAACCCACATATGAAGTAACAGGATCTACTAATGTTTTTGGTAGCTTTATTGGTGATGATGTAACTTTGGATTGTTTAGGAAATTATTCAGCGGCAACAAAAAATCCTTTTAGTACATTTGGTATTAATGTAACTAATATACGAGGAGAAAATTTATTTTTTGAAACCTCATTTTTAAGAACAGATACTAACTTTATTACTAAGGTTTTTGGTCAATCGAATTTTTCTAAACCAAGAACAACAGTACCTTTATTTGTTGAGGAAGAATTTACCACTTTATTAAATTATGCATACAGAAAAGGTTATATTAGAGGGTTGGATTGTCAATTAACCGCTCTACCTAACGCAAGACAAGGTGTTGATCCTACTTCTATAGCATTTTATCTTGAAAAATACCAATCCCCAATCTCACCTTGGTTGGTTTCTGAAGTTAGAGGTAACAAAGTTTATAATTTGTTTAGATTCATGACAATTGCTGATGGTAATGCGGCAAATACGGAATTAAAAATTTCAGTCGCTAATATATCATTTAATAATGGTTCATTTGATTTATTAATTAGAGATTATTTTGATACTGATTCCGCACCTGTTGTACTTGAAAAATTCACAAATTGTAACATGGATCCTAACGATAACAATTTTGTTGCAAAAAAGATAGGTACAATAGACGGAGAATATCAACTCAACTCAAAGTATGTAATGATTGAGATTAATGAAGATGCTCCTGTAGATGCTTTACCTTGTGGATTCTTGGGTTATAACTTTAGAGAATATGGTGATGCAACACCTCCATTCCCAATTTATAAAACAAAATATAACTTCCCTGGTGAAGTAATTTGGAATCCTCCTTTTGGGTTATCAACAGGTGGTGACGATCAAATATTAAGTAACGGTGATAACGTTCGTAAAACTTACTTAGGAATGTCTAATTCAGATGATGCCGGTTATGACGTAGATTTCTTTGGGTATAAAGGTAAACAATTACCAACTCAAGTTTGTACAGCAATAGAAGGTAATAATTGGGCTTATAGAACTAAAGGTTTCCATATGGATATTATGGCGTCAGCAATTACCATACCTGATATATTTGTTACTTCAGGAGAATCCGCTTTCTATGTTGGTTCTGCAACATTCCAATCTGAACCTGAAACAGAAACAAGTCCTTATTACAGATTATTCTCTCGTAAATTTACTCTTTTTGTACAAGGCGGTTTTGATGGTTGGGACATATATAGAGAATATAGAACCAATGGTGATAGATTTGCTTTAGGTAGAAATGGTTATTTAAGAGGGGCTTGTAGTTCTACAAATTATCCAACAGCCACAGGTTGGGGAGCGTTTAAACAAATTACAGTTGGTGATAATTCTGTAGATTGGGCAAACACCGACTATTACGCTTACAAATTAGGTATTAACACATTTTCAAATCCTGAAGCAGTAAACATAAATTTATTTGTTACACCTGGTGTTGATTATGTTAATAACTCAGATGTAGTTGAACACGCAATTGATGTTATTGAAAATGACAGAGCGGATTCACTTTACATTTGTACAACACCTGATTTTCAAATGTTTACACCTTCATCAACAAATCCACAAGATTTAATTTATCCACAAGAAGCTGTAGATAATTTAGATCAAACAGGAATTGATTCAAATTATACGGCTACTTACTATCCTTGGGTATTAACAAGAGATTCGGTTAATAACACTCAAGTTTATATTCCACCAACAGCAGAGGTAACTAGAAATTTAGCTTTAACAGATAACATTGCTTTTCCTTGGTTTGCCGCGGCGGGTTATACAAGAGGTATTGTTAATTCAATTAAAGCCCGTAAAAAATTAACTCAAGAAGATAGAGATGTACTTTATAAAGGTAGAATTAATCCAATAGCCACTTTTTCAGATGTTGGTACCGTAATTTGGGGTAATAAAACTTTACAAGTAAGGGAATCTGCTCTAGACCGTATAAATGTAAGACGTTTATTGTTACAGGCTAGAAAATTAATATCCGCGGTTTCAATAAGATTATTGTTTGAACAAAATGATGCGGTTGTTAGACAACAATTCTTAGACACTGTTAACCCTATATTAGACGCAATTAGAAGAGATAGAGGTTTATACGATTTCCGTGTAACTGTATCTTCAGATCCGGCTGATTTGGATAGAAACCAATTAACGGGTAAGATATATATTAAACCTACTAAGAGTTTAGAATTTATCGATATAACATTCTATATCACACCAACAGGTGCTTCATTTGAAAACATTTAATTAAAAATTAAATATGATTAAAAACCCCTTCTATAATGGAGGGGTTTTTCATTATAGAACCATTTCAAATTTTATTGAACCGCAATCCCAAATCCTATCATAGTTTTTTTCTTGCATTATTTCCCATTCAGTTTTTTCTTTTGAGTAACCCTCTTTAACCAAAACATTTTTTCTGAATGTGTATCTATGATATCTATTAATAAACTTTTTCTTATCAACATACCAATAATTAGGTGGTGTTATATCAATCTTATTAAAACCTATTTTTGAATACACCATTTTTTCGGGGTTAATACCAGACCATCTAATATCAGAATATGTAATTATTTTTGTTGGATTTTGTGATTTTATAAAATGATTAAGTAATTTAGAGAAACCCCCAATTACGTTTGTGTTTATTTTATTACAAAATCTTATTAATTCATACTCACTATTCAAGTTTTCTTTTTTACTAATAAATTTCCTTTTATTTCCAAATGTAATTAAACTAACCAATTCATTTTTGTAGAACAAACCGAATCTATATTTATCAATCGACATACCTTGTATATGATTTTTTTCCAAAAATTCGGAAGAAGTTTTTTTATCAATTTCTTTTATTTCACACAAACGAGCGTATATTCTATCATTTAAATTCAATAGATTTGATAATCTTGATAGTGTTATCTCTTTTTTTAGGATTAATTCATCTTCAAAAATCTGTATTAATTTTATACCTTGTTTTTCAGACTCTATTGTTTTATTTAAATGATAATTTTTGTTTTTTTCACCCATTATTTCACTGTGAAAATAATTTCCGTTTACCTCAATACCTAAATTAAAATCAGGTATAAATATATCTATCTCACCACAGTTAGTTAAGTTTCTTTTATTGTCAATATGTTTTATACCATTATCATCCAAAAAATCTTTAATAATTAATTCTAATTTGGGGTTTTTAACAATAGGAAAACATTTTCTACAAATAGGTATTTTACCTGAACCTAATAATGTACTGGTAAAAATACTATTACAATCTAAACATTGAAATGAATATGATAAAGAAGTATTCCCACTCTTATTGATAGAATAATCGTCCAATAACTTTATATTATTCTTTTCCAATTTTGGAATCAAATTTTTCAGATGTCTGTTTCTTACAGTATTTTTTAATTTATTTATAAAATCAGGCACATACATTGGATGTTCAACACCATATTTAGACAAAAAACTTTGTTTGTTTTTAACTTTAAATTCGTCTAATTTGTACAAACTGTCAACACCATATTTTTCTAATAAAGACTCTTTAGTTTTTTTAATTCTATATTCTTTATTTTCTTTTTTGTTTTGCCATATCTCTCGACATTCTTTTGAACATAGTTTTTTTTCGTGTTTTTTTCTTTCCACAAATTCATTTCCACATTGAACACAGTATCTTTTTTCTCTTACTGTATTATCTTTTTCTCTACCAAGTAGATCATTTTTTCTTGCAAAATCAAAATAACATTTTCTACCACAAAATTTTTTGTTTCTTTGTTTATATGGTGCCTTAAATTTTTCGCAACAATTTTGGCAATTAAGTTCAATTTCCATAAAATTATTTTTGTTAGACTAACAAACAGTTATCTACACATAAATATATATTAAAAATTAAAAAACTAAATTAATTTTAATAATATTTATTAATGTGAAAATTAAAGAAGGAATTACAGATTTAGGAAGTCCAGATATGAAGTATTATGCGTTTGATTGGGATGATAATATTTTAAAAATGCCAACAAAAATAATTCTTAAGGATGATAATGAAAAAGAGGTTGAAATGTCTACAGAAGATTTTGCAGAATACAGATCTAAAATAGGGGTTAAACCATTTAAATATAATGGTCATAATATTGTTGGTTATGATAATGACGCTTTTAAATATTTTAGAGTAACAGGTGATAAACAATTTATGAAAGATTCTATGATTGCAGAACCTGGACCTGCTTGGAATGATTTTGTTGAAGCAATAAATGGGGGGTCAATATTTTCAATTATTACTGCAAGAGGTCACACACCTTCGGTTATAAAAAAAACCGTTTATAATTTTATAAAATCAAATCACAATGGAATAAACTCAAAAGAGTTAATCAAAAATTTAAAAAAATATAGAGACATATCTGATATGGAAGAAATATCTGAAGAAGAAATGATAAAAGAATACCTAAATATGTGTAAATTTTATCCTGTTAGTTATGGAGTTGGTTCAGAATCAAACCCAGAACAAGAAAAAATAAAGGCATTAAAAGAATTTATAGATATTGTAAAAGATGTGTCGAGTTTTATACAAAAAAAAGCTTTTTTAAAAAATCTTATATCAAATAACTTTGTTCTTCCACAAGTTGGGTTTTCTGACGATGACCCAAAAAATATATCTAAAATAAAATCACACTTTAAAAATAAACCAGATGCTGAAGATATGTTAAAAATATATTCAACAACGGGAGGAATAAAAAAACTAGAATAACTAGATATTTATATATGTATAAGTAGAAATAAAAAAATTAAAGTAAATAGAAAAAAATTTTATTGATATTTATATATGAAAAAAAAATAAAAAAATAACAAAAAAAATAATACATTATGGCTGATTTACTAATGAAAATGCCCATACCTTATGAACCCAAAAGACAAAATAGGTTCATTCTTAGGTTTCCTTCATCTTTAGGAATAAACGAGTGGTTTGTTGAATCAAGTGCTAGACCACACATAACAATTAATCCAGTCGAAATTCAATTCCTTAACACATCTACTTATGTTGCTGGTAGATTTACTTGGTCTACAATTAATGTTAAATTTAGAGACCCTATAGGACCTTCAGCGTCACAAGCTCTTATGGAATGGGTTCGTCTATGTGCCGAATCTGTAACAGGTCGTATGGGTTATGCTGCGGGATATAAGAAAAATGTGGATATGGAGATGTTAGATCCAACAGGTGTTGTTGTTGAAAAATGGATTTTAGAAGGAACATTCCTATCTGATGTCAATTTTGACAGTTTAGCTTATAATTCCGACGCGTTAGCAACTATTTCTAGTACACTTAGAATGGATCGTTGTATATTAGTTTATTAATTTTTTTTACATATCCTTTACAACCAAAATATAAATCCATATATTTATGTATATGGATTTTTCTTTTTTTAGAGATCAAAATAAGTCGGGGTACAAAACAAATGAAAAATGGTTATTAAAAAACCATCCTGATGTTTATAATTCAATAATTAATTATTGTGGTGATATTGAATTTGAAACAAATTTCAAAGAAAAAATATGGTTTTTTTTTAATAAAACTAAAGAAAGACCTAGATGTTTAACTTGCCAAAATAGTATTAAATTTAGAAATAGGTTGGATAAACCTTATGGTGATTTTTGTTCATTAGACTGTTTTAACAAAAACAAAAATGAAATGATTGATCGTCAGAAAAAAACTTTCAATAAAAAATATAGTATTGATTTCTATCCTCAACACATCGACTTCATTAAAAAACAAAAAAATACTAAAAAAGAAAGATACGGCGATGAGAACTATAATAATTTTGAAAAATCAAAAATAACAAGAAAAGAAAAATATGGGTCTGAAAACTATAACAATCAAGAAAAGTTAAAAAAAACAATTTTTAGTTTATATGGGTCAGATAATATCTCCAAAACTAACTGGTATAAAAAACAAATATTAAAAAATATTCAAGATAAATACCCAAACGTTAATATAAAATCTGCGGATAAGACTGTATTAAAAATACATTGTCCTAAATGTAATAGTGATTATGAGATAACCAAACAATTATTATATGAAAGATATAAAAGAGATTATGAGACTTGTGTTTTGTGTAATCCAATAGGTCAAAGTTCACAAAGTGGGTATGAAAAAGAAATGGTGGAGTTCTTAAACTCTTTAGATGTACAAACTGTACAATCATATCGACAAATGAACAGTAAATACGAAGTAGATGTTTATTTACCCGAATATAATATTGGATTAGAATTTAATGGTGTATATTGGCATAATGAATTATTTAAAGACAACAACTACCATTTAAATAAACATGATATTTGTAAAGAAAATAATATTGATTTACTTCAAATATTTGAGGATGAATGGTTATATAAAAAAGATATTGTTAAATCAATAATAAAAAATAGAATTAATAAATCTGAAAATGTTTTGTATGCGAGGAAATGTGTAATAAAAACCGTTGATACTCAAACATCCAAAAAATTTTTAGACGATAATCATATTCAAGGAAATGTTTATACCAAAGTAAAGTTGGGATTATATTATAATAATGAATTGGTGTCTTTAATGACTTTTTCTAAGGGTAGAGTTATTATGGGAGGTGATAATAATGAATGGGAGTTAACTAGATTTACAAATAAAATAAACTACTCTGTAGTTGGGGGAGCGTCTAAATTATTTAATTTTTTTATTAAAAATTTTAAACCACTCAAAGTAGTATCTTATTCCGATATTAGATTATTCGGAGGTAATTTATATAATAAATTAGGGTTTAAAAAAATATCACAATCAAAACCTAATTATTGGTATGTGATAAACGATAAGAGATACTACAGATTTAATTATCGAAAGGGAATCTTAATCAAACAAGGGTATGATAAAAATAAAACAGAAAAAGAAATAATGTTTGACAGAGGAATCTACAGAATATATGATTGTGGAAATATAAGGTG